AGTAAACACGGGGCAAGTTTTAAACGTAAATATTGGCGGAATTTCTGGCAATCCAGCAGCGCAGGCATACGGCTTGACAAGCGTTGGAATGTTGGTGACGGTAACACAAACCACAGGCGTAACGCCTATTGGCCGACAAGCTGGCTACGGGTATGAACTATTTGGTGACGCTAGTAGCTACCCTGCCGGCGTCCGCCAAGAAGTAATTGAAACGTTTACCACTGGCACAGGATTTACTGCAAAAACAATGCAAGTTTTTGTATCGGCTCTGCCGGGAGCTGATAGGGATAAGTGGGGCGACTTTCAATACAGATTTCAAAGCAGTAGCACTACGTGGAAGGTAGGTGATACTATAAGTAATTTGAAAAACGTTAGCGCGAATAATCCATTTACTGCGGAATCGCGAGTAGGTGTAATGCTGACAGTCGGCGGGATAGGAGCTATTGCTCAGCCACCTAGAATCACAGTCGCTCGTAATTTTGAAGAAAACAGTCAAGTTAATGACGTAAGTTTTTACAGCTCAATGGTTAATAAGTCCAACGAAAACGGGCCAGAGCATGAAATTGTTTACGTCAATGAAATAGTTAGCAACGATGAGACTCCCAAGTACACCAACCTTACAACGGCTGGATTAGCACTAAAGGCATCACGCAACTTTACGAGTCTTGACCAGCTACGGGTATGGCTGCCAGATGGCATCAGCGTTACTAAATTTGGAGCAGCGTCTCCCGGCCCTAGCAACAAATTTACCGATCTAGTGTATTATCTGCTAACCGATAAGGTGGCGGGAGCAGGCAGTGTTATTTCGGATAAGTTAATAGATACGGCTAAGTTTCCAGCCACGTCTCAATTCCTAGAGCAAAATAAACTGTTTTTTGATGGGGCAATTGACCAGCCAACTAACATGCGTCAATTCATAAGTGATACCGCGCCATTCTTTTTGTGCGCTTTCATAATTAGCAACGGCAAATTTAGTATTATCCCTGCTGTGCCAACTACTTCTGCTGGTTTAATATCTGACATGCCAGTTAAAATACAACAACTATTTACATCAGGCAACATTATTGAAGATAGCTTCTCGGTTGAATATTTAAGCACTGAAGAACGCAAAGACTTTCAAGCAGTAATGCGTTACCGCACTGCGACACGCAACCAATTCCCAGAGGAGAAAACCCTTGTCGTGCGCTTTTCGGATTTAGAAGCAGCAACAATTGAAACTTTTGATATGACGCAGTATTGCACTAGCAGAGATCATGCGTTTCTGGTGGCTAAATATTTCCTGTCACTACGGCGTTACGTTACCCATACGGTTAGATTCCGCACTACTCCTTACGGAATCAGCTTGGCACCTGGAGACTATATCCGTGTCATAACTGAAGCCAGCCCATATAGTGCTGCAAACAATGGTGTTGTTGACGGCAACCTTAACATCACATCTGTTACACCACTGGCCGATGGTGTTTACACTGTGTCATATTGGAATGCCGATTTTGACGATATAAAAACTGAAAATATGACAGTAGCAAGCGGCAAGGCCGTTGAAACCAAATATGCCAATTCGATTTTTACGTTTGTGGATGCCAGCGTATCCAGCGGAACTTACATGGTTGAGCAGCTAACATTAAGCGAAGAGGGACTGGTGGACATCGTGGCTGTTGAATTTCCAACCACATCGGCGTTCAACAGCCTCATCGCAATTGATTTGTTGAACAGCTCTGCGTTTGCCACTGAGGGGTAACCATGCCATTTCCTGTACTAGAGCCGACAAGCCGCGATTTCAAACCCGGTAATTTTGCCGTCAAAACCTACAACGCCCAATCTGGCGCTGAGGTTCGCATCCTGTACGGCGACACCCGTACGGGGATGGAGCTATCGCTTAGTTATGACAATATTTCTGATGCGCAGGCAGAGCAATTTTTGACGCATTACAACGAAACCAAAGGCACCTTTAATACTTTTGCTATTAACAGCACCACAAAAGCCGGCTGGACCGGAAGCGCTGCTGCAATCGACTCTGGCACCGCCAATAGCTGGCGTTATGCTGAAACACCGCAGGTCACGTCTGTAAGACCGGGCCGCAGCAGCGTTAGAGTAAGTCTGGTCGGTGTGTTCTCTGATGGCTAAGGCATTTACTGGTAAAGATGGACGCCTGCTGCTCGACGATGTTGACCAGATCAAGGTGACCAACTGGAGCCTGACCGGCAACCTTGAGATGCTGGAAACCACCAGCCTTGGCGACAACCAACGCAGCTACTGCCCTGGTGTGCAGGACTTCAGCGGTAGCGCCACGCTGTTGTACTACAACGACGGTGCAGGTCGCAATGATGCTGCACTGGCGTTGCGTAAGGTGCTGCGTATTGATGGTGTAAGCGAAGGCGACACCGTAGACATGCGGCTGCGGCTGGTTGAAGGCAGCACAAGCCATGACGTGCGGCTAGCGACTTACATCACCAGCGTCAGCTTCGGCGCCAGCGTCGGTGAGGTCAGCTCAGCGCAGATCAACTTCCAAGGCACTGGAGCATTGACTGCGGTGACCTTGTAATGGGCGTTTTTCTTGGCAATATCGGCGGGATTGAAATCACCCGCAACACTGACGGCAGCCCTAAGGAGTCGATTGTCAACCCTAGTGACGTAAACACTGCTCGTGATCGCTTTAGCTTTGATTTTGACGAGGGCTACCTGATCGGCGGCGATTTAGTGGAGTTTGCCACTACTGACGGCACCAACCTGGACTTTGTTGACGCCAGCGGCTGGGATAATAACACCGTTCAAACCAGCGGCAACTGGTACGTTTTTATTGATGAGCTAGGCGGCATCCGCCTGTACGACAACTTTGATGACAGCTTGGAGGGTAGCTCTGCGGGACTGGTGCCGCTAACGGTTATTGCCCGTAACATCCCGATTCGCGTCACAGTGCGTGATCGTGATACGCGATTGCTGGCATCAATTACCGAATATGAGCTGAACACCAACCGCGAAACCGTTGATGTCACTGCGCTGAGCGATGAATACCGCCAGCAGTACAGCAGCCTTATAACAGGCTCGGGTACGCTGACCGCGCAGTGGGATTACGTCAATGAAGCCGGCAAAGAACCCGTTAACTACTTGATGCAACTAGTGCTACGCACCGAGATCGGAGCTGGCTTCCATGCAAAGTTTTATATCAAATCTGCTGGCACTAGCGCAGCGGTTGGCACGTTTTCAGGTTCGCAAACAAATGATGCATTGTGGTGGGAGTTTGACGCCATCGTGACTAACAGCGCTACTAGCTTTGCGCCGGGTGCCATCATCGTTAGTCGCATTGACTTCGTGGCTACTGGCGCCATCCGACTTAGAGCGAGGACTACTTCAGGTCGTAGGTTGCTGCAGGAAAGCGGCGATCCGCTGGTACTGGAGCAAGGCGGCTACTACTTCCTAGAAGGCGATGAGTTGCCTTAAGATGGGAACAGCAGTAATCGGAGGCTGTCATCGCTGACCTACGCATATCGGAATTAGCCGCGCTCGCCAGCGTTGACCTGGTGGCTGGTGACCTGCTGGCCGTTGCTGACATCAGCGCCAGTGAATCCAAAAAGATTACGGTTACAGATTTTCTGGGTAAAGCCGTCACGTTGATCGCTGACGCCACCATACCTAATGCCAAGATTGTTTTTGGTAGCGCCAGTATCCCAGGATCTGCGCTACAGGCAGGAGCAGTTGGCGCAACCCAGTTGGCTGCTGGTGCGGTAACCGCAGCCAAATTAGGCAATGAATCCACCGTTGATCTGGTCACGTCGCTGCCAGCTTCAGGTGCATTTACAGGTCAATTTGCCCTAGACACCGACGACAGCACGGCATATATCTGGAACGGCAGCCAGTGGGTCAGCTTTAAGGCGGCTGGTTCTGTTAACAGCGTTGTAGGCAGCTCTGCCGGATTGATCAATATCACGGTTGCCACCAGTGGTGACACGGTAACGATCACCACCAGCCTTGATAACACGACTGGTGCGGCTGAATTTTTAGGTGGCCCCACTGGTAATGCCGGCGCGGTCGGCTACCGACCACTTGTTGGTACTGATCTTCCTACAGCCACCACAAGCGCTAAAGGCGGCGTGATTGTGAATGGCGAAGGCTTACGGATGGATGGCAATACGATAGAGGTTGACAATGATTTAACCGCTAGCGCTGTTCATCATGTTGTTACATATAGCAGCAAGGGACTAGTAGCAGCGGGTCGAGCTATACAATCAGGCGATTTACCTGTTGCCACTACTGCCGCTAAAGGCGCTGTCATCGTCGGCACTGGTCTTAGTGTTGATGGCACTGGCCTTGTCAACCATGCCAATACCGTAACGGCTGGGAGCGCGCCAAAGGTATCGTTTGACGCTCAGGGGCATGTCACAGCAGCATTAAGTCTTGACGCGGCAGACATCCCAAATTTACCCACTACCAAGATCACCACTGGCACTTTTGACGCAGCGCGAATTGGGACAAGTACAATTACAGGCGCAAAGTTAGCAAACTACGCGGTTGCAAAATTCGGCGAAACGCAACCGATTGCTGATCATATTGGACAATTCTTTTTTAACCCATTATCAAGAGATCTCTTCCTCTTCGATGGCAATGTCTACCAGCCAATTGGCATTTCAATTGGTGAGATTGTATTTGCCGGTACATTTGATGCCTCACTAGGTAGTGGTACAGGTTTAATTAGTAGCGTCACAGCAGAAGGCACAGCAATTGGTTTGGCGATTGGACAAGCACTACCAGCCCCAGCAGCAGGTAACAGCCGCTATTACTTGGTAGTGGCTGAAGCCGGCACTATTACTACCGGCAATGCGCCACATGTGGCGCTGTCGCCGCCAGATATTTTGCTTTCTAATGGTACGTCTTGGACTGAGATTGACGTATCACAAACAGTTACCGCACAGGTTGCCACCAATGTTAGCTTTACGCCTACAGGCAGCGTCTCTTCCGGTAATGTTCAGCTTGCTATTCAAGAACTAGATACAGAAAAGTTACCGATTGCAGGCGGTACAATAACAGGCAATCTTGAAATTGGTACTGCTGGCAGCTTAAGCTTTGAAGGCTCGACAGCAAACACGTTTGAAACCACTCTTGCAGTAGTAGACCCAACGACAGACCAAACCATCACGCTGCCGAATATTACGGGAACTGTAGTAACGACTGGCGATACCGGCACTGTCACTAGCACGATGCTGCTTGATGGCACGATACTTAACGCTGACATCAACGCCTCTGCTGCCATTGTTGACACCAAGCTGGCGACCATCGCCACTGCCGGCAAGGTAAGCAACTCGGCCACCACCGCTACTGATGCCAATACGGCTAGCGCCATCGTTGCACGGGATGCCAGCGGCAACTTCACGGCTGGCACAGTCACGGCAGCAGTAACTGGAGCAGCGTCTAGCAACGTGCTTAAGGCTGGCGACACGATGACGGGCAATTTAACGCTTAATGCACAGTCAGACTTGCGCTTTGCTGACAGCGATAGCAGCCACTACATTGCGCTGCAAGCCCCGGCCACAATCACGTCCAATGTGACGCTGACCCTTCCGGCGGCGGATGGGACAAGCGGACAAGTGCTTAGCACTAATGGTTCGGGTACACTGAGTTTCAGCACACCGGCTGCAGGCGTAAGCCTTGGCCTTGTAATCGCGCTATCCTGACACCATGGCTGAAACCTTCAACAACGCCAGCGTCAAGCTGACCACAACCAGCGCAACTGACATCTATCAGGCGCCAACTGGCAATGCAGCGGATCGCGCCATTGTGCTGAGCTGCCTAGTTGCTAACGTCGATGGCTCTGCTGCAGCTAACATCACACTCACAGTTACGGACGGCAGTAATGCAGTGCTAAGCACATTAGCCAGCACTATCACAGTACCAGCAGATGCCTCTCTTGAAGTAATTGCAAATAAAATAATCCTAAAACAATCGCAAAAGATACGAGCTACAGCATCAGCCGCAAGTGACCTGGAAGTAACTCTTAGCGCATTGGAGATTACAGTATGAGTAACGGCGGGGTTATTGGCGTTATTAATACGCCTACTACATCAGTTGCTTCTGGCGTATGGACATTAAATGAAGTATTGCTAGCACGAAGTCAAGATATTTGGCCGGGGCAGCCTACACCTTTAACAGTCAACTATC